CGCGTGCTGGATCTCGATGACTAGGCCGCGCTCGAGCTTCTCGATGCGTTCGGCGGCGGCGCCAGTCAGCGCGCCGAGGATGCGCGACTCGATCTGTTCGGCCGTGACGCCGATCTGTTTCTCGGCCTCGGTGAACTGCTGCGACGCGAGCGCGACGATCTCAGCGCGGACGGCCTCGAGCTTTGTCTGCGATTCGGACAGCGCGGCCCGGCAGCGCGCCTCGAGGTCTTCGTTGTACTTTGCGTATGCGTCGCTGACGAGTCCCGGCACGGCTTCGGTCAATCGCGAGTCGAGCTCGGCGCGGATCTCCGGCACGGTCTTGCCGATTCGCTCAAGCAACTCGTCGAGCGTCTTGTCGTGCTCAACGAGCAGCTGCGCGAATTGCTCCGCGCGTTTGCCGAGTTGCTCGTTGCTCGCGATGATGGCGTCGAGGACGCTGTGCATAGTCAGGATTTGCGGGAGGCGTTGATCTTCGCGCGACGATCCGCGACGCTAGCAAGGAGCGAGGACAGCTTGTCCTCGGAGTCGGTTCGCTCGGCCAGCATCTTGCGGGCATCCGAGAGCGAGACGACTGGCGCAGGCGCAGGCACGGGCGCGGGAGGCTTCGGCTCGAACCCGATGCGCTTCAGCGCCTGCTCGATCTGCGCCTCTGATCTCGCGTTCTGGCCGAGCTTCTCGCGGACCGCGGAGAGCTTGCTCGCCTTCTCGGCCAGCTTCTCGAGCGGCTTCTTGGCGCGGTTGCGCCCAGCCTCGAGCGCCTCGCGCACAGTAGCCGGACGGCTCAACTCCTCGCGCTCCATCTGCGCGGCCTTGGCCTTCGCCCAGCTTTGCCCGGCGTCGCCGCCCCAGAGCGCCCACGCGATCCGCCCCGCGGACGGGTAGCCATCTTCGCCCGGCGAGAATCCGGTCCCCTCCTTGTCCACCTCGTGCCGCGCGAAGTACGAGACCATCCGGCGGACGGTGTCGGGAGAAAGCGACTTCTTGTTGCTGATGTCGCGCGCGCGAGCAACGCCCACGGCCGTTCCGCCGCGGTTGAACTTCTCGCGCCACTCGAGCCCGCGGCGCGCCTCCGCGGCCATCGCGTCGGTAGGCGTCAAGTCGATGGCGGCAAAGCGCGCGAGCTCGGAAGGCGTCGGCGGCTGGTCGGGTTCCGAGTCCTCGGGCGCCTGCGCTCCATTGCCGGTCGTCGCGTTGACCGCATCGACCGCGTCCTCTGTCACGTTGGTGCCGAGCGCCGCAGCCATCGCGGGATTCGCGGGCAACTGCTGCGTCACCATACGGATTGAGGTCTCGGGGATGCCGTACTTCTCAGCGAGCTCGCCCACATAAGCGGCCTCTGCGGCGATCTGCTCCAAGCGCGTGAAGGCGTCGGTGCCCTGCTCGGCGGCGATCTCTTGCAGCGACTTCGCGCCCTGCCGATTCTCGTTTAGATTCGCCGCGGAGTCACGGCCCACGTCGATGGACAGCTTGGGCGGAAAGCGCCACTCGCCGCGAGTCGCGCGCTTGAGCGCCTGCACGGGAGTCTCGCCGTCCTGCGTCGCGGGCGCCGGGATTTCGCCGCGGGCGATGCCGTCGAGGATGACCGCGTTCTTGATCGGGTCGAGTACCTTGTCGGTCAGGACGCCCTGATGCCGGGCGAAGACTCGGTCGGCCGCGGCAAACTCCGCGCGCACGCTCGGTCCCTTGTAGTTCTGCGTACCGAAAAGCACGCCCTGCGGGATGCCGACCGCAATCGCGAGCTCGTGCATCAAGTGCTCGACGAAGCCGGTGAAGGCAGTCGAAGGCCGCGCGGGCATCGTCTCCACGCGGTCAGCTTGGCCGAGGTACTTGATCATCCCGACCTCGCTCAGTTCGTTTTTCTGCACCTGCCCGTTTGGCAGCGTGTTGGCAGGCGACGGCGTGAAGAGGTTGCGGGAGTTGGCCGTGCCGCGGTCGGTGAAGACAAGCGCCGCCTGCTGCGACGCGAACCGAACGCCCGCCTTCTCCGCTTGCAGGATCTCGTGCAGCATACGCGCCGTCTGGATCGCCGCGTGGAAGTCAGTCACGCCGCGATACTGATCGACTCGGAACGGGTCGTAGTAGTGCGCGAAGTTCGCAGCGGGTACATCCTCGGCGCCGAAGTACACGCCCTCGCGCGTCACGCGGTAAATCCGGTAGGCGACAGGCACGCCGAAGTCATCGACGATCACGCCCTCGAAGTAGTTCTCGGAGTTGCCGCCTTGATCGTTCGGGTTGCCGATGCGGGTCGCCGGGATCAACTGAACCTTGAGCCCCTCGCCGACGCGGCGGATGACAAAGCCGCAGTCGCCGTCAACGGGGCGATTCTCCGCAGCGACCTGCACCAACTTGCGGAACGAGTTGCGCCCGGTTGCGTCGGCAGTCTTGCACCAGTCGTGGAAGTACTCGCTGACAAGCCGGTTGTAATCGCGGTCGCCCGTGCTCGGGGAGTACTCGGTCGGCGTGAGGTAGTTGCCGAACTTGCGCGAGACCTCTTTCACCTCCGGCGAGTTTTCGACGAGGTTGCGCGCCTCCCACATCATCACGACCCGCTCGCGCACGGTCTGCGAGGACTCGCTCGGCTGGCCGTACTGCATCGGCGCGTAAAGCCGGTTCGTCTGCGCGGCGTTGTACGAGAATAGCGCGGCCTCGATCCGCGCCTGCATCCGGCGCAGCGCGGTGCCGGGAGCGACGACCTCAAGCGCGCGCTCGAACCACGGACGCTGCGAGATGACTTTTGCCGGGTCGAAGGTGTGCATTGTCAGTTGCCGGTGAAGCTCACGAAGGTCGTGTCGGTGGTGTTGCCGTTCTGGTACTCGATAGCGTCCACGATGTTGCCGAGCATCTGGTTCAGCGTGTTCAGATCGGCGCGGGTGACGCTATTGCCGTTGAGCGAATAGCTCGTGTTCAGCAGGCAGGCTTGGATCGCGTCAAGCACCTTGGTCTTGAGCGTCGTCAAGGTCGCCGCGTCAACGTCGAGGAAAGGATTGTCCGCCGCCATAAAAGAGCGGCGCCCGTCAAATGCGTTTTGACGGCCTGCCCTGCTACGGCTTCGGCGCCGCGTACCGGATGACGCCTGCGATGGTCGCCATACAAAGCAGCATCGCCGAGGTATCGAGGCCGTGGTTCGGCGCGTTGCTGCGTACCTCGCGCCACTCCCAGACGCCGGTGCGGACCTCGACCTTGTGCTCCCCCTTTAGGTGCTCCACGTAAAGCGGGTTGACGTCGCTCGGCATCTCCCACCGCAAGTCGCCCTTGCCCTCGAGCGCCGCGGCCAGCAAGTCTTTGAAGTAGTCGCCGGACCAGTTGTAAAAGTAAACGTCGCCGCCGCGGTAGTCGCTGACTTGCGGGTCCGAGAATGGGAAGTTGATCATCTGGCCGCTGGCCTCGTCCCGCATCGTCCAAGTCCTCCGACCGTAACCGCGCATCGAGCGCCAGCCGAACTCGGCGCAGTCGCGGTCCACGTCCGCCGGGCGGTAGCCGCGGTCCTGCGCGACGCAGGCGTCGGCGACCTTGTACCGCTGCTGCAACTGTCGCAGCTGGTCCCGCGTGTCGACCCGGCCGAACCACAACTGCCGGTAGCGCGGACCCTGCGCGGTCGAGAACGCACCGACCTCGCACCACCAATGGTCTTGCTGACGGTCAATCGCGAGGAACCGGATCGCCTCGTCGGGGATCGGCTGGCCGTCCGCGTAGTCGGCGAGCTTGTAGCCGCTGTCCTTGACGAGGAGGTTGACCGACTTCCGCTCGACGATCCACGGGCGCGCCTCGCGCTTCGTGCGAAACTCGATCTTCGCGGACTCATCGCCGGTGCGCACCCACGCATTTTCCGCGTGCGCCCACTCCTCCGCGAGGAGGCGCATCGGCCGCGTCACCAGCGCCTCGATGCGGAAGGACTTCACCTCACGCGACGCCTTGGCGTTCTGCGGTACGTAGCGCCCGGTCTTCGCCCAGCTTGCGCGGGTCGCGTCGTTGTCCGGCGACTCGTGCCCGCAATGCACGCAGCGGAACCGGACGGTCTCGACGACGCGCGCCACGTCCCACGTGTCGTCGTCCCGCCGCGCGGTCTTGTCCCAGACGACGCCGCCGCGGTCCTTGGTCTCGGTCAGCTGCTCAAACGCGATGGCGTGCAGCTTGCGGCAGGCCGGGCACTCGGCGTGCCACTCGCCTTGATCGCCGCTGCGGAAGCTGGAGTCCTCGACGTTGCCAGTCTCGGCGTCCATCACCGGAGCCTGCGACGAGTTGTAAATCTTGCTCCTGCCGACCTCCTCGAACTTGGACACGCGCGCGACGGCGTGCCCGTAAATCTCCTGCCATCGCGGCAGCCAGAGCTCGTCGTTGACTTTGTAACGGATCGACTGCGACTGCTGCGTCGAAAGGTTGGCAGCATTGAGCGTGAGGAAGAACCCGCCAAAGTAGATCTCCGTCGTCGTGCGGTGCGGGCCGGGCTTCGGCAACATCGCGGCCACCGGGCGGCACCGCTCGAGCAGCGGCCAGAGCCGGGTCTTCGCGTGTTTCTCGACCATCTCGTCGGTCTGCATCGTCCAGCTGATCGGGCCGGGATCGTTGGCGATGATCCACGGCAACCATACATCCGCGACAAGCGTGCCGCCGATCTGGACCGCTTTTCGGAAGTGGACGCGCCGCACCAGCGGATCTTGCAGCGCGTCGAAGATCGGCACGAGCCAAGGCGACAGACGCACGTTGAACGGGCCGGGCGTCGCGTAGCTCTCCGGCAGCTGCACGTTCCGCCGCGCCCAGTCGTAGATCGGCGCGCGGTCCGGCCGAGGCAGGCGCAAGTCGGCGAGAAGGTCGGCGGCGTCAGGCATCCAGCTTCGCCTTCTTCGGCCTGCCGCCCTTGCGGCCGTTGAGCCGCGCCGCCTCAGCTTTCGCCGCGGTACGCGCGCGCCCGCCGCGCTGGGCTAGGTGGCGCAGCACGGCGAGGATTTGGTCGGGAGTTGGTTCAGTCATTGATCCGCCAAGCGAAGGTGCCGAGCTCGGCGGCGGCGCGATTCGCAAGCCACGCCGGGACGGCCCACTTGTCCTGCGGCTCGTTGGTGTAGAAGTCATCGCGCAGGAAGCGACATTGCGACTTCGGGAGCCAAGCGAGGCGCTTGCTCGTGCTCGTGCCGACCGCAATCGCCTTGGCGGTTTCGCGCACCGGCGAGACGAGGACGGCGCTGCGGTCAGAGTTAATCCACTCGGAGATGGTGTTGATGTTCACGAGACAGAGAGAAACCGAAGCGGGCCGGGATGTCGTGTACTTTGTTGAGGAAAAAGGGGCGCCCATTTCTAGGCGCCCCGGTGGGCTTGATTAGGCCGAGACCATCAGATCGATCTCGCCGATCAGCTTGCGGGCCTTCCGGTTTAGCCGAGGCTCGCCGATCGTGACGGTGGTTTCGGCGATGGTCACGATGCGGAACGCGCCAGCGTGCAGCATAGAGTGGAAAGGCTGATAGCGGTTAAACAGCTTGATGTCGCAGTGGAACTCAAACCAAACCGTGGTCGAGCC